CAAGATACTAATACATTATCAGGTAGTATATATTCTATAAGTAATAATATCAATATTATCAATAATACAAATAGTGCTACAGTTAATATATATGGTTATACACCTGGAGGTGTATTATATAATATAACTACATTTGATTATAATGGTATTCATTCTCATTTACCTGTAATTTTAGATAGTAATGTCGCTGCAAATAGAACTATTAATACTACATTCTATAATTTATATGACCAAATACTCAATACATATAATGGTAGAATTTATTCTTCAGGTGTTTTTACATTTTATGAAAATGCTATTACATCAGGTATTCATTCATTTTCAGTATTAAATGCTTCAGGTGTTCAAATAACACCATTAGTTATTAATGCTGCTGGTGGAACTATGACAGGAGTTCTTAGTATGACAAATGGAACTACTACTAATACTTTATCAAATACTACTTGGTCTGGGACATCAAATTCAATATTAACAGTTTCTGATAATTCAAGTGGTAATTATTATATACCTTTTAGTAAAACCAATGCTGGTGCTAGTACAACGTTATATTTAGATGATAGTACAACACCTTTAAATTATAATCCGGCAACTAATGTAATATCTGCATCTGCTACTAATATTAACACATCAACAGATAATACAAATGGAACTTATTATATACCTTTTAGTAAAACTACTGCTGGAATAGGAACTGCATTATTTTTAGATGATACTACAGGACCACTTACTTACAATCCATCTACTGGTGTATTAAGTGCTGCTACATTTTCAGGAACTCTTAATGGAACTGCTACTTTAACTAATAATACTACATTACCTACTACATTAACAACGCCAATCACTGGTCAATTAGGATATACGTTTTATAGTACTGCATCAAGTACAAGTATTACAACAAATATATTAAACTCTACAACTGCTGCTAATTTATTATTTACTACTTTAGGTGTAGGTGTTTGGGATATATCATTTCAAGGGACAGTTATAGGCTTTTCTGCTACACCTGCTTTGGTAACCAATGTTATGTTTGGTATATCAACAACATCAACTACATTTACATCACCAAGTGCTAACGTACTAGCAAATACATCTTTTAATGGAAATTATAACACATCAACATCAAGTGTTCTTAACGGTATAGGTATCCCATTTTTAAATGGTAATATAACAATTGTTTTAACCGCTGCAACTACATTATATTTAAATACATCTGCTATATATACAACTTCAACTGTTAAATTTTATGGATATTTAAGTGCAACTAGAATAGCTTAATTATATAAATCATATAAAACATATAAAAACATATTACTATATAAATAATTATATGATGATATGGTATAGTGAATTTAACGCGGTTTTTTTTATATCAATAGGAACTATTTTAATAAGTTTTTTTGGTTTGATAATCAAATATTGTTTAAAATCAAAATGTGAAAATATATCTGTATGTTGTGGATTATTGAATATTAAACGAAGAGTTGATTTAGAGGTTCAAGAAGAAATGGCAAGAATGGAAATGGGTAATACATCAGACGATGATGATGATAAGAAAGAAAAGAAAAATAAAAGACCATCTATTATAAAAGATGAACCAAAAGATGATAATAATAATATATAAAAAAAAATAAAAAATAAAATATTTTTCAGAGTAGTAATATATTATCTAAAGAAATATTAATATAAAATAATATTAAATGGATAAAGAACTTGATGATTTTAAGAATAATAAAGTGTATTTATGGGGTCTTACTAAAGCATCTGATAAACTATTAACAAAATATGATAAAGGAAATAGAAATCCAAGAACTCATAAAAATGAAAAAGAAGAAATTGAAGAAATTATAGATAAAAAAGAAAAGAAAAAAGAAAAGAAAATAACAAATGAATTTGATGAAACAAAAACATATGATATTGATGATTTAGAATGGTTAAATGAAGAGTATGATAAACTTGAAAAACTAATTGAAGAAAATGAAAATGATAATAAACTACAAGGAACTATGGATAAATTAGAAGAAATCATCATCAACTTGAGTGTAATGAGAAATGAGAGAGATGAGAATGAGAGAATATCTACTAGTGAAAAAAATAAAATAAAATGGGATAAAATAAATAAACTTGAAAAAGAATTAGATGATATGAGACAACAATATATTGAAAGTCATGGAAATGCTAAATATAAACCACTTATAGAAGACCTTGAAAATAGATTATCTTTAGAACATAAGAATATTATTAAAGGTGGTAAAATAGAGAAAGGTAGTGAACAAGCAAAAGAGATAGGTAAAAGATTATCAGAAGCAAGAAAACTTAAAAAAGAAGAATTAAAAGAAAAGAATATAAAGACTACAAAAGCAAGAGTTGATAAAGGAAGTGAACAAGCAAAAGAGATAGGTAAAAGATTATCAGAAGCAAGAAAACTTAAAAAAGAAGTTAAAGAAGAAATAGAAATTCAACCTAAAGAAATAAAAGATAAGAAAATATATTATTATATAGGTAATGTCCCTAAAGGATATAGAGAAGCAACTGAAGACGAAGCTATAGAAAAAAAGAAAGTTAGTAAATATGGAAAATATTTAGTTGATAATACCAAATATACTTTTTTTAACAATTTCAATATTTTATTATCATATGATTTACCTATAGATAAAATTAAAGTATATCTTAATGTTTTGAAAAAAAAAATATTATATTCTTTAGAAGAAATAGAAATTTTTAAATCTAAAATTGATAATCCTAAATATGAAAATTCTATAATTAGTTTTAATAATAAATTGATTGATGAAACCTATAAAGTTAAACTATTAAGAAAAGGATATAATTGGTTATATAAACTATACTGTCAAAAAATGAATAAAGAATATATAAAACCTATAATTAAATTACCTGAAAAACATATACCTGTATTTACACCATCAAATCATGAATATAAAGAAAAAGAAATTATAGATTTTAGAAAATCAAGTAAAGAACCTAAATATTATAATTTTAAAAATGATTTTACAGAACTTAGTATACCATCTAAAGCATTTGAAAATGATATATTAAAATCTAAATATGCTTTAAAACTATATTTAAAACATATAATATTATCACCTGATTATTATACAGATGAAGATAAAGAAAAATATTTTTTAAAAAAGAATAATATTGAAGGTGGAAATATAGTTAAAAGAAAACCATCTGATATAGATTTAAAACATAAAGATATATTACAATCTATAATATTTGATAAATCAAAATGGACAATACCAAATGCTAAAAAATGGTTAAAAAAAAATAATTATTATAGTGATAGTATTGATATAAATAAAAAACAAATTAGATTTAGACAATTCAATCCCGAAGACCTACTTAATAGACATTTTATCTCAAAGAAATTAGACAATGGAATTATGTTTATTTTTAGTATATTAACACCTTTAAAAATAGAACAATATTAATATATAATGTCTAAATATAGTAATTTTGTTATATATAAAATTTATCCATTAGATGACCCTACAATGTGTTATATAGGCTCTACAACGTGTTTTTCAAGACGTAAATCACAACATAAAAAAAGTGTTAGTAATAAAGTCAGTAGAAAATATTATCAACCTTTATATCAATATATAAGACTATTAGGTGGATGGGATAAGATGAATATGGAAATTGTAGAACAATATGATTGTAAAACTAAAGAAGAAGGATTAATAAGAGAAAAAGAACTTATAGCACAATATAAATCAAAATTAAATATTAATAATCCTATAAAAAATGATTTAAAAAAATAAATTTATATATGTATATAGAGTAATGGATAAATATGATATGGTTATTGAAGATTTAACAGAAATAATAGATATTAAACCACCTTTTAACAATCCTGTAATTGGTGAATTACAACCATTTGATGAAACACAAATAGATAAATTGAAAACTTTAAATGATGAATTTGTATTAAGAGATGGTAATTTTATATATACAAAAGAAGAATTAACAGTTGATGGATTATTAACTTTTGATGCTCAAATGAGAAAAATTAAAGAAGATGAAGAAATGAAATTAAATCTTAAATTAGAAAGATGTTCTATATCTAATAATAATGAAATTTTAAAAATAAAAATGAGAGTAAAATGTTTAGGATTATATAAAATTGGAAAACCAATATTAACAGATATAAGACATTTATCATTTAGAGATAGAGAAAGATTACAAATAGAAATGAAAAAATATGAAAGTATATCAATTGAAGATATTACTAATGAATTTAACGATATATGTAAAGACGAATTATTTTGTAATGGATACGATTATTCTAAATTACCCGTATATGATATTTAAAATAACTTTTATTATTATTTAAATTTAATATATTACTAAATTTAAAAAGAAAAGTATATAAAAATAGATATGAGTGGAAAACCATTAAAAACCCCAAGTGATGCTAATAAAGCAAAAAATGAATATTTAGAAATGTTGAACTTATCAATATCTTTGAATGAAACAAATTTTCAATCAAATAAAGCATATATAGCTAATGGAACTTTACCTGCTATAACTCAAATGTCTGATACACGAAGTATTAATGATATATTACAAGATTATGAAGGTTTAAAAGCAAGTATAGTTAAAGATTTAAAAAATATAGGAGAACCTATGTTTATAAGTAATGTTATTGATAAAGTAAATGAAAGTAATCTTAATGTAAGTGGAAGTCTTATTAGATATCTAGCACAAAATGCACCATCTATAGCTGATATGATATCTAGAAAATATAAATTTGGTATTAAAGGTGATGATAATGATGTAGAAACACTTGTTCAACAAATCAATAATTTATATATCAATACAAGAAATACATTACAATCTATAAGAGGATATGTAAATAGTGTTTCATCAAATCAATCAAAAGGTGATGTATTGAGTTCTAATGATATGGATAGAATAATTAAAGAATTAGAAGATTATAAAAAAAGAATAGTTATAACTGGTGTTAAATTACATATGGATAATGAAACATTTCAAGCATTTATAATAACTTTAGAAACTATAGAAAAAATAATACCATCAACAAATGAACTAAAAATGTTAATAGAAAATATAGATAATGATACATTAATTAATCCTTTTAATCAATCTGACGATTTGAAAGAACTTTTTGATATGTTAAATTATCTTCCTAAATTTGGAACTATACAAACATTATTTGATATGTTGGATAAATCATTAAGAAATAATAATCCTGGATTAACAGACCAAGTTATGACAAATTTAAGAAGTGAATTTGATACATTTATAAATACTGTTAATCTTGAAAGACTAAATTATTTATATGATAATGTTATATTACCTGTAAGAAGAAATTTAATAAATGGTTATAGAAATAATAATGAAATTATGAGAACTGCACAATATAGACACGAACAAGAATTAAAAGGAGCAAAACAAGTTATTGTTATGAATGATGAAACTAATCCTGTTTGGATACAAAGTAATAATAGTTCTTATTTACCTTCATCTTCTATACCTTCATCTTCTTCATCTTCTATACCTTCATCTTCTTCATCTTCTTCATCTTCTTTACCTTCATCTTCTTCATCTTCTTCATCTTCTTTACCTATAAGACCGATTAATAATAATCCAAGAAATTATGCTAATGATGCAAAAAATATTGTTATTAATAGAGCAATTGATAAATTATCACCATCTGAATTAAACGCTATATGTGATGAAATAGCTAATATAAATGGTGTTCAACTATTTGGAATTGATGAATTGAGAGATTATCTATTGAATAACAAAGATTATAATAAAGGTGATTATGGTATAGCTGGTTTAGGTCTTAAAAAAAGAAGAGGTAGACCAAGAGGAAGTGGATTACCAAAACCTGAACTTATTAAAGTAGCAAATTATGTAGGTTTTGGTATAAATGAAGTATCAAAAAAGAATTTAGATAAAAGTATATTATCTGTCAGAAGAAATACTAAAACTAATATTATGGAATTACCATCAAGACATATATCTGATAAAATGAAAAGAATTATAAATTCAGTTATAGGTGGTGGAATACCTAATATCAATGATTTGAATTCATTAGATGAAGATGAAAAAGAATATTTAAATAAACTAATTTCAAAATCTAATTTACAAGATAGAGTGTCTGTCCCTACACCTTCAAAAGATATTCAAGAAAAAGATATTCATAGTTTTGAAGTTATGAAAGGTGAAATAATGGCTGGTAATGATAGTAAAGACATGGTTAAAAAGTTTAAATTATTAGTATTGAAACTATCAAGAAATGGATTATTACCAAAAAATGAAAGTAAAGAATTACTTGAAACTCTTGTTGAATTAGGATATTGAACTTAATTTTTTCATAATAAAGACATACTAATTATATATTTATATAATTATAATGAGGAAAGAAAAGCTAATGAATGGTGGAAAATTATCAATTCAACAATTAAATAAATTCTTAAATGCATCATATGGAAATAATCCTGATGATTTTGAAGGATATGAATATGATAAATCTATAAGTAAAGATACTAATAAAGTATATCATAATCCATCTACAAATCATACAATTGTATCTCATAGAGGAACTAAAGGAGCTAAAGATTGGTTAAATAATATAGCATATCAAATAGGTGGTGAAAAGTTATATAAATTAACTCATAGATATAAAAATGCAAAAAGAGTTCAAGATAGAGCACAACAAAAATATGGAATATCAAATCTATCAACAATAGGACATTCTCAAGGTGGATTACAAGCTGAAATGTTAGGTAAGAATGGAAATGAAATTATAACATATAATAAGGAAACTAGACCATTAACAAATAATTTTATACCAAATAATCAATATGATATTAGAAATAAAAATGATATTGTAAGCAAACTTAATCCATTTCAAAGATATAATGGAAATGAAATTTCTATCCCATCTAATTCAATAAATCCTTTATCATCTCATAGTGTTAATTCAATTTTAAACTTACATAATGATAGTATTATAGGTAGAAATATTATTAAAAAACATCTTAAAAGAATTTAAAACCATACCAATATCAATATAAATATACATGAGTGGAATATACAATTATTGGATTAAAGTTAATTATCCTAATCTTTCTAACGATATACCTCAAATGAGAAGTGATGGTAATCAAACACCTTTTTATTTTGGTGGAAGTCAAGTACCACATGATATTGGATATCATGAAAGTAAATCTAAATCAAGACATTTAATATCAACAAGTTGTGAGAAGATTGGACAAGGTATTCATAAACAAAATCTTTATGGTGAAAAACATACTAATATAAATTTACCTAGAAATTTACCAAGTATTAAGAAATAAACAAATTTAAATATATGATTATATACAAACAATATATTAATAATGTTTGTGTTGATTTTAAATTCATCAAATATCGTTCAAGATGGTCAAAATAATAAACTAATTTATAAGTTTCCTAATAGTGTAAATTTAACTGGTAAGTATATCGCTGTAAGTTCTATTTCAATGTATTATTCATGGTTTAATATTACATTAAGTTATCAAAATAATACTTTATCATATACATATAATAATGCTACAGTTTATACTATTGTAATACCTGATGGTTTATATCAAATGGCTGATATTAACAACTTAATACAATTCAATTGTATCCAAAATGGAACATATTATACAATTGGTAATGTTAATTATTATCCATTTGAGTTTCTTATAAATCCAAATAGATATGCTGTTCAACTTAATACATATTATTTACCTACATCTGCTCCTACTGGAGCAACTACACCTTCAAATTTTGTTGGTTGGGCTACAACTGCAAGAAATCCTATTGTTTCAATACCTAATTATTTTAATAATTATATTGGTTATATACCTATCAATAATGTGATATTTTCGTCAAATGCTAATATTGGTGGTGGAACTGTGTTTCCTACACCTTCTGCGGCTACATATTACGCAACAATCAATAGTTCAAATACTATATCATATTTATCAAATTCGTATCCTAATATTCAACCTAATTCATCCATCATTTTTAGTTTATCAAATATCAATAATCCTTATTCTCAACCTTCATCAATTATATATTCTATATCACCATCAGTAGCAATTGGTGCATTAATAATTGAAAGACCACCTAACTTTATGTGGAATAAGATGATAGATGGAACGTATAATCAATTACAACTTAATATATTAGGAACTAATTTGTATCCTATAACATTAAATGACCCAACTATGACTATCATACTTACAATTAGAGATAAAGATGAAGCATATTTAGGAACCAAATAAAAAGTTATAGGAATAGATATTTAGACATAGCTTATGAAAAAATACTTTTATATTTCAAAACTTTTCTTTATAATTTACTTTTCATTATTAGAAGAAAATTATAAAAAGTAAATAGTATTTTTTCATAAGCTATGTCTAAATCTTCATTCTAATGAAATAATATAAATATGATAAAAATAATATAAAGATATATAACTATTCTAATTTATAAATATGAATAATGATATTGGACTTAATGAACATAAATTAAATAATTTGTTAGATGATATGAATAATGATAGACAGAAATTATTCAATGATATAAAGAATAAAGATGATGAAAAAATCAAACAAAGAAAGCTAATTATCATTGATAGTATTATATCAAAACTTATATCGTTTAAGAAAGTATTATATGATGAAAAAAAACTTTTAAATAAAGAAAATTAATAAAAAAATCAATTTAAATATAAAGTAATAACAATATACTGTTTTATATTATGAATAAAACAAAGCATATAATGCTACCATTTACTAATGCTAAATTTAAAACACTAACATCCAATGTTGTAGGGAAGGGTATTGGAGGGGTTTTACTTGATAATGGAATTGGAGGACAATCGTCTTACAATTCAATTGAAGATTATGAATTAATTACTGGACGTAATCCTTATAACGGTGTAGTTGAAAGAAAACAATCTAAATTAACAACTGGTAAAGGATTAAGTGATAGAATTAGTCAAAAGCTATCAAAATTAAATATAGAACCTAAAAAGACTACAAAGCGTAAAAATATTACTATTGATTTTTAAAACAAAAAATACTATTTAAAGAATATATTATATATTCTTTATATAACAATATGTGTGATAAATTAGTTTATGACTTATCTCAAGAAGTTGAAGGAACCCCTAATGTTTTTGTAAGAAAGGATTGGATTAATATCCTTGATAATCAAAATCAAAATTATCAAAATAATCAATGTGTAATTGATACATCTCAATTATCTAACTCTAATAAATATATGAGTTATAGAGAGGCATATCTCGCAATCCCTATGTTATTAACAGTTCTTACACCATTAACTGCTGCTGGTTCATATCCTATTGGTGATTATGCTATTGGTCTAAAAAATTGGTTTGGTTCTGTAATCCATTCTTTTACTTTAGACTATAATGGAACAACTATAGTTCAACAAACCCCGTTTATTAATATGTGGAATATTTTTAAACTATTAACATCTTTATCATATCAAGAAATAACAAGTATTGGTCCTACTATTGGATTTTATCCAGATACAAGTGGTTCTTGGTCATGGCAAGGTGTAGCATCAGTTAGAGGATTAAATGTATGTAATAATGATAATGCATTTGGTCCTACTATAACATCATCATTCTCTATTAATGATTATAATCAATATAATGTTGTAAATAATGAAGGTGGAAATGAGGGTTTAACTGCTAGAACTAAATGGATTTCATATGACCCTTTAAATGGTGGAACTCTTGTATCACTTACTGCTTATGGAACTGTAGGTATTACTGCTGCATCATGTCAACAAGTATGGAAATCTTATATTTCCAAACAACAATACGCATCTTCAACTGTGAATGGTGTGCTACAAATTAGTGTTATGGGAACTGTATATTTACGTCATTTACACTCATTCTTTAATATGGTTCCATTATTAAAAGGTGTATTTATGAAACTCACAATGAATTTAAACAATTCTTCTGCTAGCGTTACCATGACTGGTAATACTACTGCTGGTTTAATTAGTGCTTATACATCAACAGTCCCTGTTGGAGGTGTATTACCTATATTAGTCCCAAGTATCGCTACAGGTAGTGCATGGATGGCTAGTGGTAATGCTGGTACATTTAATTATAATTTATCAGTGGGTTCTACTTGTTTAGACAATAATATTTCTTCTAATGCTGCTGTTTCTACAGGAACTCTAGCTAAATCAATTTATCTATATGTACCTGCATATACTTTCAATCCTGTATTTGAACAAGCATATCTTTCAAACCCTGTTAAACAAATTAAATATACTGATGTTTATCAATATCAAATTCTAAATCAAGCATCTGCTCAAAATATTAATAGTTTAATTACTAATGGTATAGCTAATATTAAATCAGTATTAATTATCCCATTCTTTTCTAATAATACTGCTGGTACTGCTTATGTTGAATATCAATCACCATTTGACCCTGCTGGATGTGGTACTACTGCGCCTATGGTTACCATTGGTAATTTTAATGTTCAAATTAGTGGTCAAAATGCTATATACAATACTCAAAGATATTCTTTTGAAGAATTTAATAATCAATTATATGGTCAAAATTCAGTTAATGGTGGATTAACAGATGGTCTAGCTAGTGGATTAATTAATTATAATGATTTTCAAAACTCATATTGTTATCATTATGTTAATGTTGAACGTATGCTTCCTGTAGAACAATCTGTCCCTAAATCAGTTCAAATTATTGGTACTAATTATTCAACACAAACTGTTAATTTATGGGTATTTGTTGAGTATGGTGTAGAGATAAATATTGATTTATATACTGGTGCTCGTGTTTAAGTATTCTAATTACAAATTAATAATTAGATAATGGTTTTTACTTTAAAATCTATTTAAAGTAAAAACGTGATTACAATAATATAATGAAAATAATCAGTATTCATGTCTCACCAAGACAACATTCAAGATTAAAAAATGGTCATAAAGTAAGAGTTAAACATGGTAAAGGTGTATTTGTAGTAGTTAATCCTAATAATTATAATATCACATCAAAAGCATTTAGAAAGAATAAAGGTGTTGAATTACAATTAACACCTGAAGAGTTATCTGAAAATCAAGGTTTAACACCTGAATTACATCAAGAATATAAAAATGATGCTGAAGAAGGTGTATATGATGAAGATGTTGAAATGGAAGGAATGGGTTTATATAAAGGAGCTGGTATTGGTAAAACCTTTAAACAAATTGGTAGAACATTAAAAAATATAACTAGACCTCTTGTAAGTAATTTAATACATACAGGCATACCTACTGTTGCTGGTATAGCTGGTGATATGCTAGGAGGTCCATTAGGTGGAGTTGCTGGTGCTATGTTAGGTAATGTAGCATCTAATTCTGTTGGTAAAGCTACTGGATATGGTATTCATGAACAAGGAAAAGGTATTAAACATTTAGGAAGAAAAATTAAAAATACTTTTAGAGATATTGGACGTTCACAAGTATATAAACAAATTCTAAAACCTGTATTAAAACAAGTTGCTCAACAAGGTATTAATGAACTTAGTGGTATGGCATCACAATATACTGGTAATAATGCTATAGCTAATTCTTTAATTGATAATAGTGCTAATATGGCTAGGTCTCAAGTTGCTGGAATGGGTTTAAGAGAACAGAATTTAGGAACTTATGAATTTAATAGACATAATCAAGATTTAACAGATGCTATTATACGTTCTCAATATCACACTCATCCTATTAAAACATATTGGGATGATATTGGACAACCTATTTCAAGAGGAACTGGATTAAGTTCTCATCATATTAGAAAACATTCAAGAATTAATGATAAAAATTTAATTAGAGGGACAGGTAGTTTAATATCACAAGATAGAGAATTACCACCTGCATTAGTATCTCAAGCTGAAGGTGCTAATTTTCAATTTAGATTTTTCTTACCACCTCAATATCAACATCCTGAAGATTTTAAAAATGAAGGATTGATTGGTGGTGGACTTTATGCATGAAATATTGTTTAAATAGTTATATGGTTAGAATGAAGATTTAGACATAACTTATAGATTTTTACTTTTTATATTTATATTATATCTATAATTTTGATTTTCTAATATAATAAATAATAATATAAATATAAAAAGTAAAAATCCATAAGCTATGTCTAAATATTGATTTTAACGAAATAATAAAATAATAAAAATATATTTAAAAATATACTTTTATATATATATATAAATGCTTACAGATATACAAATTGATGATTTATCAAAAAAAATGAATATACCTTTAGGTGGATGTTATTTTAAGGATGAACTACCACCAAAATTAGAAACTAATAAATCTTATATTATAAATTTACAAGATGGTAATGATGAAGAAGGAAATGAAAATAGTGGTACTCATTGGACATTTCTTCAAATACATGAAACACCAAAAGGTAAATTTGAACCTATATATTTTGATCCATATGGACAACCACCATCAGAAATACTTAAAAAGAGAATTAAAGAACAATTTAATATTTATTTACCATATACAACTAAGGATATACAAAGTTTAATGAATAATGCATGTGGTTTTTTCTGTCTAGCAATGGCTCATTATATAAATACTTGTAAGTTAAGAACTGGTAGATTTTATGAAGATGTTGATGAATTTATGGAAATGTTTGATGATTTAAACACATCTATAGATTGGAAGAAAAATGAATATATATTAAAAATGTTCTTTCAAAGTGAAGATAGTTCAAGACGTAAAGATATTGATGTTATAAGTCAAACTCATAGTGATTATGAACGAATAATAAAAGAAGATGAAAAAGGTGGTATAAACTTAATGAAATTACCTACAGATATTAATATTAAAAAATAATATAAGGTTATATTTATATCACTATATATTAATGGAAGATAATAAAGAAATAATTGTTAAATATAGTTCTTATACACCGGCTCAAAAGAAAGCAACTCTTAAATATAGAGAAAATAATAAAGAAAAAGTTAAACTTCAAAGAAAAGCTTATTATGATAAAAGAAAACTAAATGACCCATTATTTTTAGAAAGTAAAAGATTAAAAGCTATTGAATATTATAAGATGAAGAAATTGAATAAAAAATGTAATGAAATAATAAATATTATACCAAAACAAATTATTGAAGAAATTATTATTATTGAACCAAAAATTGAATATATTAATATTGAAGAAACTAAAGACGTAAAACCATTGTTAAATAAACTTAAACGTAAATACGTCAAGAAATTATAAATTTTTATATTTTTGTATAGGATTATATATAGATTATTTTTATATAAAAACCATTTATTTATCTTAACCTATTTTATTTTAATTACAGAAAACATACATATGTTTTTGTAGATTAAAACAAAATTTGTTAAAGATAAACCGAGTATATATAGTATAGTAGTAATAATGTCATCATATAGTATTCAAGAACCAAATGAAGAAATAATTTTTATGGTTAATGGAAATATTGTTGATTGTAATTATAAACTATATTCTAAATTACAGAATAAGAGATTTTTAAAAGTTCTATCGCAATTAAAAAGTAATTGGTATGATGTATATACTCAAATTACTTTTTTAAGAGAACATTCTAATATATCTAATATAGAGTGTAATGAAATTATGTTAAAAATACATAAATTATTTATCATAACACATAATGATAAGATAGATTACTATAATAATGAAAAAATGAATTTAAGAAAAAATAAGAATTTCTTAAGTAAAAAAATTAACAAATTAAGAAATAGTAAAAATAAGCTATAATATATGGATTTAATACAAATTTAAATTCATAAGAAAGGGTTTAATACGTTATTAAGCCCTAAATTAATGTTTTATATAGTTTTATATAGAATACTATTAATTAAAAATTTTTAATTAATAGTATTCTTAAAGATTTATATAGTTTAGTTAATTTAACGCTTAATAACCAGTTCAAATTTACAATATCATATATATTTATTGAGTTTATTTGATTATTTTTTTATATAACGTATCTTTATATATATCACAATCAAAAATATTTTCTATTTTTTGTAATGTATAATTGAAATATTTTATATTTTCATTTGTTTTTTCATATTGTTCAATCATATATATTATATTTTTAAATTCTATATATTGATATTTAAATATATAGATATTCCATATATATATATCACAAAAAATATGGTCATATTTATAATTAAACAATTCTATTAATAATGGTATAAATTGTTTTTCAATAATGATAAAATTATATTCTTCAATTATGTTTTTAAAATTAATAATATTTTTTTTAATACCATGAATATCCATAATATCTAATACTTTATTAATTTCAGGTACTATCATATTAAAAAATATGTTTATTATTTCATATATATACATAATATAATATATATACATAATATTTATTTATTTAGATTTTTTTCATATTAGAAAATATAATATAATCTTCAAATAATTCTTTTTTGAATAAATATAATTTTGATGCTTTATAATCTCCACCATTTGTATCTTTAAAATATTTTTTATTTTGTATATAATCCTTTATGATTTTTGTAGGTATAATATATAATCTATAATACACTCCATTTGGTTCAAATATAGCCCAATATGATGCCGTAGATGTTGTAATACCACTTGGTTTATTTTTACACATATATTCAATACATATATTTCCATAAATATTTATTTGTTTATCAGACTTAACTTCATAAGTCTTGTATCTTTTATTTTTATGATATATTTTCATATCATATTCTTTAAAATATCCTTCCATTTTTTTATATTTTATATGTTCTATATGGTCTAATAATTTATATTCATATTTTACACCTTCTTTTAAATCAGTATAAAATTTAGTTTCCATATTTAAATATATATACAAATATATATTTAAATTATTTTTTAGTTAAATTTATAATCCAAAAATTCAATATCATCTGAATTACTATTAATCATACCTTTAAGTCTTTTTATTTTTTCATAATCTATTTTAGTTGATATTTCATATAGTTTTATTTTTTCTTTTAATTTTTTAACTTCTTCTTCTAAACATACTATTCTATTTATTAAAGTATTATTATCCATATATAATATTTAGTATATTTTTATATTTAGATAATTTTTTTAGGTCTTCCTCTCTTTTTTGGAAGATTATCATCTTTAAGTCTTTTCAATGTTGCATTTTTAATATTCTCTAATATAGTTTTCTTTTGTTTATCAACGATTTTCTTATCATCAATTGACTTTAAAAATCGTTTAATTAATCTATCATCTCTTTGAGCTTCTTGCTCTTTATCAGAATATATACTAATATTATTTCTCATTAAAGATGTTCCTTTTTTAGGTCTTCCTTTCTTTTTAGGTTCTTCGTCACTTTCACTTTCACTTTCACTAAATTCTACATATTTATTTTTAGGTTTAGGTTTAAATTTATTTTTACTTTCTTTAATAAGTTTTTCTTTTTCTTTAATTTTCTTTCCATAATAATCGTCATCATCTGGTTTTCTACCCCAAATATCTTTACAAAAATCATCATTGTAAATATCAAATTGTTCATTAAGACCAGAACCTTTAAATTCATTATCTAAAGCACTATCAATTGATTTTTTAACAGCATTCTTTTCTTTTTTAGTTAGTTCTTTTCTTACTTTTATATCTGTTGAAACTTTAAAATTTCCATCTTCTTCAAAAGCATCAGTTCTTGTATTTAATACATTCTTTTTTTCACTTGATTTTAATGATTTCTTCAACTTACTTTCTTTTGTAGGTATAGCTTTATTATATTTATTTTCACCAAATATAGCTCTATCAATTTTCTTTTCATATTCACTTTGTTTAGTAATAGCTCTTTTTGATATCGCTATTGCTTCTGGATTACCTCTCAATTCTAATAAACGTTTTAACATATATGTTATAATAATAGAATATTTGTTATACTATTTTTTTTAATTTTTTTATGGGGATTTTATAATCTTTGTTATATATTTTACTATATGTTAAATACCCTCTATAATTTCCTTTACTATCTTTTTCATATTTAAAATTCTCATCTTCTAACGGTTTGTAAATGTAATTACCATCCTTTAAACAAAATATAATTATCAATTCCATTTCTTTATTATTTTTTAAACATTCAAAAATAGTATTTGAACTTTCACATAAAATATTTTTTACTTTTTTTGTTAATGGATTATATATTGGTTTAAATTCACCATTTTCACCTGTAATCTTATTTGATACTAGATTTATAAATCCTTTTTCTTTATATTCATCATATGTTTTTGATAATGTTTTTAATTCTAAACAACAATTTTCAGATATAAAATCATAAACCATATAATCTAGTTTAGTTTTATCATTTTTGTCTTTACCATTATTTTTTATATTTAAATTATAAAAATATTTATATCTATTAATTAATTTATCAGAATAATATTTGCATTTTTCATCACTTGTATTATAGATTATTCCTTTATAATCATATATTTTTTTAATGAAATTTATATGACTTATAAATTCTTCTTCAGTTGAATTACCTAAAAAAATATCAAAATTATTTTCAATATAGTTTTCACCATATATTTCTTTGAATATATCTATATTCTTTTCTATATTATCTAATCCTTCATTAATAATAGGATTTATACTTCCTTCAATAATTTCTTGTTTGATTGTTATATCTTCTGGATGTTTATAATATTTATAATGTATTTCATCATTATAATCTTTTGAAAAAATAGTTCTTTTAACAGGTTTTATACCTAATTTCTTTATTTTAATTTCTCTTATATGATTTTCTATATTTTCAACTTCTTCATCATCAAGAATTCCTTCAGAATTTAATCTTGATATTATTATATCTAAGTTCAATAATTCTTCAACAGATATAGTTTCTATATTTTCCATATAATATTTATATTCATTTTTTATTTCTTCTAATTCTTCATCTTCTTCTTCTTCTTCTTCTTCATTTTCATGTCTTTCTTTCTCTTCTAATAAGTTTTCTATATATTCAGTTTCATCTTCTATCTGTTTTAAATCCCATTTTTGTTCATCATTAAGAATTTCATCTGGTTGTATGATGTTAAATAAATTATAATTACTATCTAATGTTTTTCGTAATTCATCTTCATTTAATTTGTCTAATTCATCAGTATTTAGTCCTACATGCTTATTGTTGATTATAGTTCCACCAAACACATTATTCTTATTAGGTTTATACCCTAAACCCCCATTCCTATTAAATTCTATTTTTCTATAATGGTTATCTATGAACCCATCATTTATAATCATAATATCATCTAAAGTTGTAAAAGTTCCAAGTGTTCTAAACATTTATATATTAATATAATATGTAAATATTCTTTATATTTCATTTTTTAACATAAGTTTCATATTGTAAAGATGAACTACCCATATCTTTAAAGTCTTTATCAAGTTCTTTTTTCTTATCAATCATATCACCATATTTTCTTGTTAAATATTCATGTCTTAAGACATTAACACTTGCTTTCTTACCTAATATTTTATTTAATCTTTGGTTCAATTTGACATTTGTTAATGGATTGAGATTTACATCAAATAATAGAGTATTACTAGGATTTATTTTTATCCATTTGTTTATTATGGATTTTAACTCAGAAGGGATTTTAACTTTTTGTTGTCCATATGTTTTAGCGGTTTTATATGAATTAAATATGAATTCATCTTTATCTAAATAATTATTTTTCTCTTTATCAATATTTTTAATTTCAAAATTAACATAGTCTTTTGAACGTCTTGGTGGTATATAAACTCCACCAAAAAGACATATGATAATATAGTTTTGAATGTCTTGTAAATCATCAGATGTTAATGATATTTTTTTATATATTGTATTAGCATTTTTTTTTAAAGTATTTATTAGTTTATTTATTTCATCTTCATATACCCAATTATCTTTTTGATTATCAGTTTTTTCTTGTTTTGATATTTCCTTATTATAATTCTTTATATCATCTAACATCAATTCTCTATATTCTTTCTTATCACTAACAACTACTAAAGCGCTTAGTCTAGTTTTTCTCGCATTTGAAGGTAAGTCTTTTAATAAATTAATGATTTCTTTTGTATTATCAAAAACTTTAGGATTGAAAACATCTCCTTCAGGATTTAATAATTTATACATATTTTTTAATATGCTTTTATAAGTCATAAAAGAACTATCTGATAATGATGGTCGTTTTTCTTTTAATAAATTTATTATTTCAATATCCATATTATATAGATATTAATATTAACATATATTTAAATATAAATTATTCTTCGTCATCATCAGTATATACTTTAGGTCTTTTCTGTTTAGGTTTAGTTCTTGGTATATTCTTTAAGAATTCATCTAAATTATAGTAATCTAACCATCCTTTTCTATACTTTTCATTTCTTTTACATTTTCCACCTTTCATAATTAATGGTCTTAGTTCAACACTTACCGCATCATTATATATTGCTCCTAACTCATCTCTGTCTAAATCAACACCCCATTCATTTAATATAGCAGTTTGTTCTCTTTTAGAACCACCTAAATCAAGTATAACCATATAATTACAATTTTTTCTTATGAAAAGTTTAATATCATAATAAGATTGTGATAAAAATATAACTGAACAATTCTTTTTTCGTGCTCTCATATAGTATTTTTTAACATTATCCATATCTTTTGATAATACTAAGTCATCCCATACAACTAGATGGTTTTCATCTTTAGCCATATCATCAAGTTTAGGTGTATTAGTTATATTTTCAACAATCTTTATATTATCACTAACTGTTGATAACCAATTGTATAATGGTTCATCCTTATTACTTGTAATGATTGTTATATCAGAAAATGTCCCTTTACCATGACTAAAAACCTTTATAATATTCAATAAGAAATTAGTTTTACCACTACCACTTGGTTCTACTACACACATTCTAAATGGTAAATCAATATTATGTAGTTTATAATTATTATTAACTGCTTTATCTAAAAATTTTTCAGGTATTATATCATAAAAATTTATTATATCACTTCTGACCCCTTTAGGTGGTTGTTTCCTCAATTCTACCTTATCCTTTTTAACAACATCAATATAGTTCATTTTTATATTAGTAATTATATCATTATATATTTATATTGTATTTTTTAACTTATTTTTATACTATTTTCATAGGAATGAAGATTTAGACATAGCTTATGAAAAAATACTATTTACTTTTTATAATTTTCTTCTAAAATTGAAAAGTAAATTATA